TGCCTGCAGGTCTTCAACACTTCTTCTCTGTTTTGCAAGTTCCTGTGTCTTCCTTGTGTAGTCTGCTCTTAAAGATGCCATCGCCCTTTGGACATTCTCTGGCACTGAGTTGTATACACTGTCCCAACTTTCTCCTTCCTGAAGGGTTGCTGCTTCATACTGCTTATCCTGTTCCTCCTGAGCCAGTTCGCTATTCTTTCTATCATTTTCCTGCTTCTTTTCGTGGTGGTCAAGCAATTGCTCGACACGTTGTTGATACTCGTCTAGCACTGGCGGAGCACCTGCATCGGCAGCAACCCCTTCTGCCAGCTCTGGAGTTTGTGAGCTGACTTCTTCTCCGCCCTCTACATTACCGCTCGCTGTAGTTTCTTCGTTCATTATACTCTCCCTGCAAACATAGCTTCGATGTCTTCAACAGGAGCCTCTTCAACGACAACCTCCTCCTCCACCATTACTTCATCATCTGGTGTCAGGCTATTATCAGCAAGGAACTTCTGGAACTCTTTGCTCTGACCAAGTTTTCTAAGTCTACCAGCAATGATAGCCAGGTCGCGATCATCCTTTATCTCTGCAAACTCTAGCTCAAGACCAACCTCGGAGTCTTCTGCAGCAGACTGAACCATGCTCAGTGCCGTTACGAACTCTTCTGGGAAGACTGTAATGTCTTCTGCAAACTCAGGGTATGTTTCACCGAACAGTTCAAGAACGACGTTCAGTTCTTTTACTAGCTGGTTCAATGCTCTCATGGAGAACTTGCCTTGCGGAGCCATTTGCGTCATTGCCTGTTCCTGCATCATGTCCTGTTCTGCACCTAGCTCTTCAGCCTGTGCAAGTATGTCTGTTGGTATACTCATGGTGTATTATCCTTGTTGGTGGTTTTGGTTTCTATTGTACCCAGGTCTGACCCAAGTGGAAATGGTTCGGGGTCAGCCAGTGGGTGATGGTCTGGAAAGGTCTGCTTGGTAGCTTGAGCAAAATCTCCTGTTGCCTTCAGTACACTACTGAACTTTTCAACATCCTTGTTATGCTGCGTATGTTCATTATCCACAGCTGACTGATGGTCGTCTAGTTCGTTCTGCGAGACAGGTCGAAGGTTCCTTTCCTTCATTATTTTGTCTCGCTCCATCGAGTTCGCAACATAGCAACCAAGACCACGATCAAAATAACCATGAGAGTCACCCCATCTTGCAGGAGTATTAGCAAATACCGACACCATCTGGTTAAGAAATTCCTTGCATTTATCGCAAGTCTGGTCATGTCTTTCATCAATCTCGCAGAAAATCTGTATGTCGAGATTACAAGGTTCGCAATAATAGTCATATATCGGCATAGTCTACTGTGGAAGGAATTGTTGTATGTCTTGTGGCGAAGGCTGTCCCTGCATTCCCTGGCTTTCTACAATGTCTTGCTGCGCCTGGGTAGTTGCCATAGGCTGTTCTTGTGCAACAGCACCTTCAAGAGAGGTAATGAATGACTGGGGTAGTCCCATCATGTTGATCAAGTGTGCAAGCACTTCCTGCTGTGGCACACCCATTTCAATCAGTGTTGGCATGACTGCAAGGAATTCCTGCTTCTTCACAGCCTCGGACAATGGTGTAGCTCCAGTATCGCTTGCATAGAATGTAAAGTCTCCGTTCAGGTCGCGTTCGTTAATGGTCTGCGGCACACCATCCATCAGGATAACATCGCCTTCGCTAGCCATATATATCTTGAGTATGGAGATAAACACTTCGGCAATGTTCTCGATAGCTGCGTCCCTTTCCCTTGCCAGTCTTCCAATCTCCGAAGAGGAGTAGGCAGCAAGTGCTGTAATCTCGGTTGCTGTAGCCCTGCTACTTTCTCCCCTAGTAAAAGGAGCAAGGACAGAACCCCGCTCGAAATCATCTTGCACCTGCTGCACATATCTTTCAAGTTCCGGTGGTACAGGAGTATGCGGCACGGCAACAATAGAGCCAGCCAACTGTTGTCCCTGACTGAGCTCAACCTCAATAAACTCACCATCGACACCTTGTGACAATTTTGACATGGCTTCGGCATCAAACACGCCGCTTTCAACAACCCACTGCCGTGCCGCCCTGCGTACCATGCTCGCCTGATAAGTACGCAGGATGTTAATCTCCTGTACCTGGTCATAGACCCTACGGAGGGCTGAGTATCCTCTCATCGGAAGGTCTGGTTGTCTTGAAAAGAACAGTGGTATGATCGGTGACACGGGGTTTCCAGAGGCATCCTTGAAAGGTATCTCGTCATACTTGACATCTTCCTCCCCTTCTTCGCCTTCTGGTATCTCCACACCATCATACAGATATCTTTTTCCATTGCTAAAGTCTGGTGACCATACATACATTCTATCTTCGATAAGGTCATAGAACTCTACCAGCTCTACATACTGAAACTCTGGAGACATGTCCTCGTCATCCCTGTCGTTGTATCCCTGGTCGCCAGTGGGTCGGTCGAGGTACCTTATCAGTGGATGTCCGCTATATTTCTTTGCGCCATACTTTTCCCTGGCTTCCTTGACGGTCAGGTAGTACCTGTGTCCCACGTACTTGCTATCCTTCCAGGAGTTTGCGTCGGTATCGACAATGACATCCCAGGGTGCAATCGAGCAGACACTAACCCTCTTGAATGGGTCTGGGTGACGGTTCGGTATTAGCTTGAGGAAGGAGCATGGATATATCAGACCTAGTCTTGATGCGTCCTCCATCTGTGCTCGTATACCATCGAGGAAGTTATTGCACAGAGCCTGTACTACTTTGGGGTCACCCTTTCCTCTCACATCCCCTTTCACAACAACGGAAGGTGAACGGGCAAACAGGGAGGCAATGTATCCCTCTATGAACTCGTATCCACGGGAGGTTTCAATGACCACCTGTTGCGGAGCATTAGCTTCCTTGTCCCAGTATCTGGTCATGTATGCAGAACGGAGCTGTCTCATTTCGACGCGCTTTTCGTCCCAGTAGGTTTCATGCTGCGAGTAGTATGCCTGAACGGTACGTGGCTTCATGTGGTCTTCTTCCATGGAATAGGTTGTTCTTTAATCCTGGTCGCTCTCTTTTCGGATATTAGCACATCCATCAGGTTGCGTCTAGCCAAAGTTAGTTTCCTTCTTGGTATATCCCGCAGGCATCGGTAAGCCAGAGCCATTGACATTGCGAGGTCATCGTTCATCCCTTTCGGTGCTTCTGGTGTTACCCTAGTTACAACGAGCGATCTTAGCTCCGACAGAACCTGTGCATCCATCTTCATTATCATGCCCTGGCTGATATATTCTCGCAGTGTTTCATAGGCATCTAGTTTTGACTTGGTGGTGGTAGTCCAGTCTTTCATGTCATGGGACATCCAGAGGTTCTTGTAGCCCATGTGCCTCATCCTGTAGAGCACGACATGTCCGTGGTTATTGCTTTCGCACAGCACACGGGCATCATTGAACCACTGTGCAATCCTCAGAACAACATCGGCAAAGGCGGAGGGACTTATGGCATTGTTACGGTAATGATAGACAGGCTGAAATGTAGCCATAGAAATAATGGATATAGCAGAATAGTCACCACCAACACCAGCAGCAACATCGACGCCCATTGCATAGACATCGTCATCCCTTGGCTCTTCGTACAGTCTTTCCTCTCCATCAAAGTGTATCTCCTCTATTTCCCTTATCTCGTCCTGCGTGAAGTACGTTGAGGCAGCAAAGTGAAAGGCATCATCGAGGCATCCTGGGTATTCCCTCTTGAACTTCTCCAGCCCGATTGTTGCAATCTGCGTCCTTCTCCAGTTGAGCTGGTCGTAGTCGCACCCGTACATCTTGATAAGATGCTTCTCATCCTCTGTCGGCTCGAAGTCTTCCGGTGCTGATGTCCTGTACTTTTCGTGGTCGTGCCACCAGTACGATATGAGGTGCCAGCCGTTCTCAGGAGCACCCATAATAAGACGGTGGAAGACATCCCCAGGCTTATTGGGAGTGCTTTCAATAAGTATCTGACCTTCTCCGATTGTCGCGACAACCTGTGCCAGCATTTCGTTCGCGTCGTCATAGAATGCAAACTCCGATAGGTGAACACTGGACAGGGTAAACGATCTTGTTCCACCCTTAGACCCAGCGGTAAATGAACTTAGCTGTGCTCCAGTGTCGGCAAACTCCATGGTGGTGGCGTTGTCTATCGACACATTCTTCCTCAGAATGTTTGGCAGCGAGTTGTGCATTCTTGAATCCATCTTCCTCAGATGTTTTGCAGAACGCTCGTGAAACGAAATGACACCGAACTTCAGCGGGTCAGGTGTCTGGTAAGTACGCCACAGCGCATACGCCCGCAGCACCGTGCTTATACCAATCTGCCTTGGCTTGAGGATAATCACCTTCTTGTGCTTTTTCAGTTTCTTAAGCAGCTGTATCTGTTCGTCATTGGGAATGAACTGCACCAGTTTCCCAGAATACTTGTCCTGTATTCTCAGGAGCTGTATGAACTTTACTGGGTCACGCATAATCGGTTCCAGTTCTATCCTCATCTTCTTCGGTAGTTTATCTAGCATATGTCCACATGTATCCTAAAGCCCCAGACACCTTTCATATACATCTTGCTTCCAGAGATATGTTTGATCTGGCTATCATTGTTGTACACTATACCTTCGAGCGCATCGCACACAGAGGCAAAGCAGTTTTGTAGGTCACGTCTTCTCTTGTCACCGAAGCATACAAAGACACTAAAGTTGACATCCATGTCCGTGCATTCCCAGTTCTGTTCAGCACAGGCAACAGCAGCAAGGTCACGCATATAGGCTTCAAAGTGCTTAGTCTCGGTAGACTTGTACACTCTACCATTCCTTGTCACCTTCATCCTGTTCTTCTTCATCAGGATTTTCCTGTCACCGCTAATCAAGAGCATAGCCCAGCCTCCACTATCCGTCTTCCGACGTACTCTGCACACTGTGGGACGATTGCATTTCCGAGTGCTCTGTGCCTATCCATCCACTTGGAAATCCCATCATCCACTCCACATACGAAGGACGGAGCCTCATTAGCTTCCCAGTATGTGACTTCTTTTCCCTGGCAAGCCCGTGCAGGCTTAGCCGCAGAGTAGCACCGTCGCTCTGACTCTTGTTGCTGTAGTGCCCCGAAACGCATGGGGTAGGCAACAATGAACATCCTGTTCCTAAGATGGGGTGCTCCAAATTGAGCAGCGGATAGAGTTGTCCATTCCGCATCATACCCGATCTCGGCAAGCCCCCCAAGTACCTCTCGTAACCCTCGAACAACGAGAGCTGCCACGTTCTCCAGGACGACGACTTGCGGTCGTATCTCGCTAATAACTCTGTGCATCTCCCACCAAAGACCAGACCTTTTCCCATTCAACCCTCCACCATCACCAGCAACACTAATATCCTGACACGGAAAACCTCCGCATATCAAATCAACTGCAGTGAGGTTGTGACTACC